CGCAAGTCCTGTTGTTGGCGCTGAGCGGCCGCCGCCTCAAGTGCTAGCCTATTGCGTTCTTGTCCCTCTCGCATCTGCGTTAGGACGTTGGCCGTGTCGCCACCGCCACGTAGCACACCGTATCGCGACAACTGCTCAATAGTCGCCTGTTCCTGCTGGCGCTGCCGCTCCTGCTGGTCAGCTAACTGCGACGATAGTATTGGATCGTTGGCGCCGATACGGCGCATATACGCCTGTTCCAGAGCTTGTTGCAATGTGTCTGACGGCGCCTCGACTGCACCAGGACCGGCAGTCATCGCCGCATACTCGCCCGACGTCATCGATGGCGTCGTTTCCATTCGAGCAACCTCTGGACCGGCCGTCATCGCCGCATACTCGTCCGGCGTCATCGTAGCATCGGTACCGGCGGTCATCGCTGCATACTCACTCGGCGTCATTGAGACTGACGCACCTCGTCCCGCCGTCAACTCTGCGTAACTCTGCGGCGTCATTGTAGCATCCATACCGGCCGTCATGCTTGGCGACGTCGCACGGCCCGACGTAAGAGCCTGATAATCAGCAAGTGCCGTGTCTACCGTAGGTTGAGTTCCTGCTGTGACCGCTTGGTAGTCTGCCAACGATGTTATATCAGGCAGTGTTGCTGCCTCGGGCTGCTGACCGCTCGTAATTGCCTGGTAGTCAGCCAGAGCTTGGTCTACAGGACTTGCCTCTGCAACCATAGCGCCGGTAAGCGGATCATAGGGACTCTGCTGCGAAGCGGTGCGTAGCGGCGAGGCGTCGTACATCCGACCCGACGGCGTATAAGGACTAGCCTGCGGTCGTGCCGATGGGGTGACACCACTTGTTATGGCTAAATAATTAAGCAGTGCGTCATCTCTGGCCGGAGGTGTTACCATAGCACCACTATCATCATAGGGGCTAACGGGTTCAGCTTGCACTACGGCAGGGGCAACCATAGCACCGCTAGCGTCATAGGGGCTAACGGGTTGAGGTGCTGGTGTAGGCTGCACTACGGCAGGCGTTACCATAGCTCCGCTGGCGTCATAGGGGCTAACGGGTTGAGGTGCTGGTGTAGGTTGCACCAATGCACCAGTCGCCGTGTATGGACTAGCCGGTTGCGTAGCAGGCTGCGATGGGGGTTGCACCATAGCTCCGCTGGCGTCATATGGAGACGCCTGCGGTGGTGGCGGCGGCGGCGGCGGTGGCGGGGTCATTGCGCCCGTAGCACTATACGGACTAGCCGGTTGAGAGCTTGGCGGTATCGTCATTGCACCCGTAGCGCCGTAGGGGCTTACAGGTTGTGAACTTGGCATTGGCGTCATCGCACCTGTCGCACCGTACGGGCTTACAGGTTGTGTCGTTGCCACCGGCGGCACATAACCAGGGTATTGCGGCGCCGACGTAGATGACGTCATCGCACCCGTAGCGCCATACGGACTTACGGGTTTTTTTTGTTGCCGCGTCTGAAAACGCGCAAAAGGGTCAGCAAAGCTCATTCGATACCTGTTTTTCGTTTTCTGGTGCGCCCTATCGGTTTGTATTGCAGGCTGGTCCGGCGAATCGTAAATGTTTCGTCGTCGTTAAAATTGCTAAAACGCAGCTGCGTGCGCGGGTCGTAGCCAAACAAATCACTGTCAGCGGTCAGCGCCGACACGCTCGACTCCAGTGCCGACGTACCCAGCACAAAAGATGAATCTAGCAGATCACCCGATTGACCCATCGTAATCGTTTCATTGTTGCTGATGATGCCAGCAGCTTGCTGCTGAACGCTAACATCGAAGGCGCCAATGTTATCGAAAAGCGTACGCGCATAGAGCCAGCGACACTCCACACTGTCACCCAACGGAGCGAGGTTCGCCGTTTCGAAAAAGGCTTTTATTGGGCTGCCGTCGTCGTTGTCATTTTTTTCGTGCGCCATGATAAAACCACTAAAGTCACCTGCGTGCGGTATGCCATCTACGAGGGCTGCGCTATCTCGGGTAAAATTAGTGTAGGGGCCATACCATGCATTGAGGCGCGTGGAATAGACAACGACGCTGTTCATGGTGGTCTGGCTAGCCCCAAACGGCAGAAAAAACCAGACGACCTCATTGGCGGGGTAATACAGAGCAAAGCTGTAAGCGAGGCGTGCGGTATTGAGTTCCGACCAAAATCGGTCATCGAGCGCAAAGGAAATTTTGTCGACTTGGGCACCACCGGTCCATTGGTAGATGCCGTCCTCCCGCACAAATATCTGACGCTCACCAGGTATAGTCACGATAGAACGTCCAGCGATGGTGCCGCGCTGCGTCCGCTGCTGCTGCTGGAACGGTATCGTCGCGTTGCCGGTTGCGGTGAGCGTGTGGATCCCAACGTCGGTATGTATAGCGAGAGTATTCTGAAAAGGTTCAAGGCCGGTAACCGCATAGCCAAACTGGTGATATGCCGTAGCGCCCCATGTCGTGATGTCGCCTGCGTCAGACCGCCAGACGCGATCATCGTTGGCGTCGGTATTTCCCACCCACAACCTGTTTTCCCAAAAGGCAATCCATGTAGGCTTGGTGAATCGACTGTCATCATCGAGCGTGCCAGCGTTATTGGTGCCGCCAGCCCAAGTGATGCCGTCGGTGTCGACGCCATTTACAGCAGCAAACGTACTACCCGCCATCACCCAATCCCAGGTGTTGTCATTTCCGGCAGTGATCGTCACACTACCAGTGCGATCTGTAGCTGTGCCACCCGTTACGTCAAAAAATTTATCGCCACAAAAAGCAAACGTCTTTTCTGCTCCGGCGATGGTGATTTGCCCCAAAGCGGTTACGGTGGCGCCGCTGTTCATCGCGCTTGAGTTAAACTTGGCAAACCCTTTGCGTTTTTTTACCTCACCGGCCAGGCCAATGGTGCAGTTTTGCATGTCATACAGACCGCTCGGACCAATGTCCTCGGCGGGGGCGCTGTAGTTGACCCCGTCTCGCCATGGCCCCAAACGCAAACTCTCGGCAGAAATGGGCATTAGGAGAGGCCGCCCTCCTGCGGATAATACGAGAACTTACCCGATACGGTATCGTCGCTACGCCGCATACGGTACGTTCTGTTGCCCTGGACGTTAGCATTTTGGCGGCTTGCGACAGCGATAACACGCTCCATCTCCTGCCGATCTACGATAGCCCCTTGGTCATCGCCTTTCTCGCTCTTGTAGAGGCTGGCGATACCATAGACGAGAGCAGGCTGCACAATGGTGCTGTAGTACTGATTTAAGGAGTCGTTATCGTTGTCAGCCGTAAAATCCGGCACCGATGCATAGTAGCGATAGGAAATGGTGTCGGCACTATCGGGCTTTGGGTAGAGCGCTATCTGCACATTACCGCTGCTATCGATACCGTCAATAATTGCCCAGCGAGGATCACCGTTGATCGAGTGGTCTGGATCCGCCGCATCCAGATCCTGCGACGAAACGATGAGGATGATATGATTCTCAGTAGTGTTACGGAACGACAGAGGCGTCAGCGCATCCGTCGTCAGACTGTAGGTCTGGGTGCCGCTAACAGTCGCAAAGCTAGAGCTCTTGAACAACCAGTTCCATTTCTCTCGGCTCTGGATGTCCTTACCCACCATGTTAAGGTACGTCCGCGCACCATCCTTAAACGTCGTAGAGTTGGTGTTAAGCCCTACGCGCCGCAGCGCTGCCTGCATCACTTCTAAGTTTGTCATATCAGATTTGCCCAGCCACCGTTTTCGTAGCCTTGGAACTTGTTGGCCGTCGAGTTGTAGATGACCATGCCGTTGACGGCCGTCAGGGCGTTTCGCTCCGTTGTCGTTAAGCGCGGCACCGTCAGCGTCGAAGCGAAAGCGGCGGTATCAGCCTGGATGTCGCCTATCAGTGCCGTAGCGCCAAAAAACGACGCGGCGTTGACTTGGCCGTCTGTCTCCGACATCTACAACGTGGCGTCGAGCGCCATATGGTCGAGGTCGTATTCGGAGAGGTTGTCGCCGTTGTTATCAAGCCAACGCTCGGTCCATACACGCACCGCCTCGGGGCCGCGATCTGTTATACGCGACGGCGGCGCCGGTATAAAACCTTCTGCGTGGGTAACCTCGCCTATAGCCCTAACGGTGTTACGGACTTGGCTGTTGGTTGTCTGAGATTTACGCTGGCGGGTGTGCGTCTTGTCTAAATCGAGCGCCTTACGTATCGCGGCCTTGGTGTCCTCGCTGCCCTT